AATGATAATGATAATGATAATGATAATGATAATGATAATGATAATGATAATGATAATGATAATGATAATGATAATGATAATGATAATGATAATGATAATGATAATGATAATGATACACACTTACAAAGTGAAGAAAATGAATGGGAAGATATATCAGATAATTCAGAGGAAGAGGAAGAAGAAATAATTAATGTAACAATTCAAAAATTTCCTGTACAAGTAATTTGCATGGAAAATTGTGAAACCACATTTGATGATTTGATTTTAAATGAAGAATTAACAAATGATGAATGGTTGTCTGCTTTTATGCAAATTATTATGATTTTGATTACATATCAAAAAACTTTTTCATTTACACATAATGATCTTCATACAAATAATGTAATGTTCAATAGTACAAAGAAAAAATTCATTTATTATAAATATAAAAATATTATATACAAAGTTCCAACTTTTGGAAGATTATATAAAATTATTGATTTCGGTAGAAGCATTTATAAATTTAATGGAAATCTGTTTTGTAGCGATAGTTTTAAAAATGGTGGAGATGCATATACACAATATAATTTTGAGCCTTATTTTAATAAAAATAAACCACGCTTAGAACCAAATTATAGTTTTGATTTATGTCGTTTAGGTTGTTCTATTTTTGATTATTTGGTTGATGATTTAGATGAAATTAAAGATTTAAAAACGTGCGAACCTTTTAAACGATTGGTTGTAGAATGGTGTTTAGATGATAAAGGTAATAATATGTTATACAAAAATAATGGTTCTGATAGATATCCAGATTTTAAATTATATAAAATGATTGCGAGACACGTTCATAATCATACACCAGAGGCACAATTAGATAGACCAGAATTTAAATCATTTATTTATTCCAAAAATGATATAAATGTAGAGATTATAAATATAGATAAAATTCCAGTTTTTATTTGATAAATCTTTCAGGATGTAAATTATGATGAATTAAAATGTTAAATCATCATAAAAATAATTATATAATTGCAAATTTGTAAAAAAGAGTATATTTATAAAAAATTATATTAGTTCATTATTATTTATTTTTCTTACAATTAATGTAATACCAAAATAATTTTTCTAGCCATTCGTCATTAATTGTACATTTATTTAAAAAATGTGATTTAAATAAAAAAATACATGCTTCATAACATTTTAAAAAATTTCCATTATCATAACTATTTCTAATAAAATTATAAATAGGTGGTTCTGGATGTTCATAAATATATGTATAATTAGTTATCATCTGTTGATAATCACCATAGTAGTGCTCAAATAAATCAGGATTTTCAAAATATACAGGACTAAAAAGTTGTTCATCTGCATGACCATAACCTTTTTTTAAATAATATAAAAATTTATCTTCTATTAAATCACAAACTTTATACATATAATCTTTATTTCCTGTAAAAAATCCACTACACATACTACATCTTCCATATCTAAAATATTCATGTGTATTATTCACTAAATTTTCTGGTACATAATCAATATAACAAGTCGAAAATTTATCTCTTTTAACAGATAGTGCTTCATCTAATCTTATTAAATTATTAAATCCCATTCTTTCTATACAAAAATTAATCCATGAAAAATGTGTTGAATCAAAACAATTTTTTTCAATCACTTCTTTTAACATAGAATATCTAGCCATACAAAAAAGATAATAACTCGCAGTATTTCTATTATCAAAATTATATGGATTATTTTTACGGTTTTGTATTATTTTTTCTCTATAATCACTAAAATTTTCATTTAAAAAAATACCATTTTTTCTGAATTTAAATTCTTCAAAATTTCTAATTATATATTGTGTTTTATTGGTTAAATATTTTGGTCTAATTTCTTTTAATAAATCAACACTTTCTTCATCACAAAAAATTACTAAATTATAAGGTAAATGTAAAGTAGATATAGAGTGACTAAAATAATAAGAAGAATCTCTTTTATTTATTTCTTCACTAGCATCATAACATTTTGTGAGATTAAAATAAGCTGTTACTAATGTCCAATTCGAATTATCATTTTTATGAAATGATATATTTTCATTAAATGTAATAATTCCAGTTCCTGTCCAATGACCAAAATTAGTCAAATCATAACGATATTTATCATCTATTTTATACCAAAAATTATCTCTCATATTTTTAAAGTACCAAATATCATCACAAATAATAAATCCTTTGTAATTAATTTCTTGAAGATAATTTATAAATTCATACTCCATTATACCATTATGAGAATCAATATCTAAAAAAATAAATGGACAAGAAAGTATTAAATCTTTATACTTTTCTCTTATGTTAATATCAAATAAATTATCTATTAAAAAATGTATATTATCCATATTTTTAATATTTTCTCTAACATTATCTATAATATCAAAACTATAGATTGTATTACTTTTATTGTATGATAATGCAAGAGCCGAATTTCCTAAATGAGTACCTAAATTAAGTATATTTGAATTATTAAATAATGTAGAAAAATAAGATAATAATCTATAATGTTGTTTTCCAGCAACATTAAAAAATTCTGATTCATCTTCTCTATAAACAATTTGTTTATAAAAGTTATCGAATTCAATCGATTTAATTGTTTCAGTATTTATGTTATACTTCATTATATTTTTTTATTAATTTCTTTTTAAATATTTAAAATTATTATTATTATTATTATTATTATTATTATTATTATTATTTATAATGAAAATTGATCAACCCAATATCTTAATAATAATTTATCGTAATTAAATTTTTGATTTTTAAATTTTTCGATTGTATCTTCTAATAATTTTTCATTTATATCACTCCATTCTTCAATAATTAATACAGGTAGGTCTTCAAACATTTCATTTGATCCCAATGATTGTATAATAGGTATAGATCCTAAACATAAAATTTCCCAGTGCCTATGACAATCCGGACCAGCACCATAAGGTGATAAACAAAATGAATATTCAATTATTTCTTTCCATACTTGTGTTCTCGGCATTTTATTTGCATTTAAATGAATGAGTTCGCTAGGAATACTATTAAAGGCGCGTCGTCTATTACAAGAATCTGTATCACCCATAGACATATTAACAAATATTTTTTTATTTCGATTATAAAAAGGTTTCATTGTTGCTCTTATATTTTTTAAAATCATTTCTTGATATTCTGGTGAACTTCCTTCGTTTTCATCTCTCCAAAATTTATTAGGGTCATTTGATATAGTATGATAATCTAGACCAATTGGTAATTGAGTTATTTTTGAATTATTAAAAATACAACAGTCGTTTACATCTGATAAAATATCAGTTTTCTTGTAAATACAGTTTTGGGCAAACCATTTAATTAATTTTGGATGATTTAATATTTTCATGCAAACATCATGCTCTAATTTTCTTGGATTGTGATATATATCAATACCACCATTTGGTACTGTTGCATCTGAATCACCGGAAATAAGGTAAAATGTATTATTTATTCTTGGTAATATTTCATATAAAAAAAATGGTAATACATCTGTACATACATAAATAGACATTTTATCAAACATATTATTACTATGAATCATTTCTATTAAATAATTAGTATCATAACACCAACTTGATTGAGGATGAGGAGAATGAAAAACACATGATTTTAATATTCCTCTACTACAAACAAAAGAACAATTATTTTCCATATTTATATATAAAATATAACTTTAAACTTATTTTTATTATATTATATTTATTATATTTATTATATTATAAATAAATATAATAAAATAAATGGACGATTATGGATTTATAATAACCAGACATGTAAATTCTGAAAAAACAAATAATTATTGGAATCGGTCAATTCAATGTATTCAGAGATTTTATCCAAATAAAAAAATTATTATTATTGATGATAATAGTAATTATAATTATGTAAAATCTAATTTTGATTATAAAAATATTGAAATAATTCAATCTGAATATCCAGGTAGAGGAGAGTTATTACCTTATTATTATTTTTTTAAACATCATTTTTTTAGAAATGCTATTATTATTCATGATAGTGTTTTTTTCCATAAAAGAATCAATTTTGAAAAAATAAGTAATATAAAGGTTTTGCCTTTTTGGTATTTTATTAAAGATTGTGAAAATATACAAAGAACATTAAATATTTTAGATGTTTTAAATAATAAAAATAATATTAAAAAAAAAATAATATTAAATGATAATGTATTAGGATTAGATCACGATAAATGGTATGGATGTTTTGGTGTTCAAAGTTATATTAACTTAGATTTTTTAAATTTTATAGAGAATAAATATAAATTATTTCGATTGTTAAAAATTGTAAAATGTAGACAAGATAGATGTTGTTTGGAACGAATATTTGGAATTATTTTTTCATTAGAATATCCAGAATTATTAAGACAAAAATCGTTATTAGGAGATATATTTAATTATCAGAAATGGGGATATACTTATGATAATTATATAAATGATTTAAATCAAAGAAAAATTCCAGTGCCTATTGTAAAAATCTGGACAGGCCGTTAGAATTCTGGATTATCGGTAAATACCATTGGATTTTCACCTCCATTTTGTATCACTGGTTTTAATTGTTCTAAAATAAAATAGCCAGATACAACACTCACATAAACAAGCAAAGAATCACGAATTAATAATTTCAGAGGTTTATTTTCCTTTTCAATAAATCGCATTTCTATAAATTTAGCGACAAAGAAAATAATAGCGACTACCGCTGCAATCACAAAAATAGAATCCATTAAAATAACTAATCATATTCTAATTATTTATTTTACGCATTTTTTTTATTATTTTTATTCTAAAATCTCGATATCATCAATTAATAAATCAGGAAGTAAATTTATTTTTGGTTCTTCAATTATATGAACATCTAAACCTCCTAAATCAGCATTTTCATTTGAAATATTTAATTTTATATTTTCATCGTCATCATCTGTTTCCATTTTTCTTTGATTGTTTCGCATTTCACTAATTTCTTCTAATCGTTCAATTGTTTTGGGTGCTTGAATATTTACTACATGATTGTTTTCATCACGAACATAGTCAATATTATTAAAAGATAATTTTTTTTCTGTATCATTTGTATTGATTTCATTCGATTTATTTTGTGTTTCCGAGTGTACAATCGGTTCTTCAATTATTTGTTCCTTAATTTCTTCTGTAACATCTTCTTCTATTGTTTCATCCATATAAGCTTTTAAAATGGCTTCTACTGGGATACCTTCTCTTAATGTATTTAAAATAGCTTCCTGAACAATGATTTCTAATTCACGATTGTGTTTCTGAGTTTGTAAAGGTGGAATATTGATTTCAAATAAATAAACATTTTTATATATCTTTCTCGCAACTTGAATATAACATTTGTGAATAAAATCATCTAATTTTGGGATATTAATATCTATTTTTTTCTGTTTTTGTCCAACTCGCATCGCAGTTAATATTTTTAATTGAATAATGTGTACACAAGTGATTAAATCTTCTAAATAGACACAACCACTTTTTTCACAGATTCGATTTTTTTCTGTTTCAATGATACTCGCATTCCATTTTGGTATTCGACTAATAAAATTTTGAAAAGTCATTAAATATTTATCCATTTCGTTATTTTCACGACATAACTTTATAGCTTCATCAAAAATCGATTTGAAACCTTCTACAACTGCAGGTGTTAATATTGTAACAAGTCTTGAAGCCCATTCATTTCTAGATTCATGAAGTGAACTCACATTAAAATCATCCATAACTATTATAATTAGAATAGTTTTAATAATTATGTTTTAAACGTGATAATTAAATAACTAAATAACTAAATAAAAGAAAAATTTTCTAAAGAATATTGCTTATCTAAAAATATAAAATTTAACATAAATAAAATCAATATTTTTTCATTTCTTATTTCTTTTCTTACTTTATTAAAAGCGATTAATAATTCATATTTTTTTTCGTTTATTAAAAAACTATCAAAAAATTTGGAATTTTCTAATAAATAAAGAATATCTAAACCACTATAACTTTTTTCATATAAATATAATGAGCATTCTATTATATTTTCAATATCAATATCTTTCTTTTTATTTACTATTTTATTTGTAATTTCTTTTTTTAAATATTCTATTCTATTATTTTTAATTTCTTTTATTTGAAAAGTTTCTTGAATATTATATTTATATAAATTAATTGTATTTCCATTTATAATTGGTTCAGGTATATATATTTCACAAAATCTCGATAAAATTGGTTTTAACAATTTATATTTATCTTCGACGATTATAAAAAAACGTGTATTATAACTGAATAATTCGATACATCTACGTAAAGCAGATTGAGCATCTATCGTTAATTTATCAGCATTTAATAAAAGGATTGTTTTAAATATATCTCCTCCATTTGAATGAATGTGTGTTTTTGCGAAAAATTTTAATTCATCGCGAATAAATTTAATTCCTTTACCATATGCACAATTCACATTCATTACTAAGCTTTTAATTTTATCACGATCATTTTGATATATTGTATGTATAAAATCATTCACAATTGTTCGTTTACCACTACCGGATGGTCCATGAAATATAATATTTGGTATTTTATGAATGGATTGAAAATAATTTAATTTTTCTTTGATAGATTCATGAATAGATAACATATATTTTGGTAACTTGATTAATAATATCAAAGTGTTTTTATATATTATTATAACGCATTTATTTTTTCTTTTTTTTGGTTATTTTTGTTTTATTTTTCTGTTTTTTTTATAATATAATCTACCAAAAATTTATAAAAAAGTTCATATGTAATAATATTTAATTTTTTCTTGTTTTTTGATTCGTTTTTTTCGTCTATTAAAGAAACATTAAATTCTCTTATACCATAATCTAGAGCATTATGTATTAATTTTTTTATTAATTTTTCATTATTAACTTCATTTTTATTTAGATATAATTCCAACGCTATTTGTGAAAAAGGAAGACCATAATAATTAGTTGTTGTTAAAATATATTGAAAATCTTCTTCATTTATTATCGAATTTGGATCAGATAAACAAATTGTATTTATATTATTTTGATGGTATTTTAACATTTTATGAATTATAAAATCATGATCTTCTGTTAGAATAACGTTAGTTTTAGTTTTAAATATTGGAGTATTATTTTTACATTTATACTGATTTTGTAAATAACTTAAAAAATATAAAATTTTATTCATATTTTCTTCTTGAATTTTTGTAGAAGTAGGTAAAAAAGATAAACAATTAAAATTTCTCATAATGTTTTCTTGCTCTTCTTGTAATATTTGAATTAATGTTTCAATGTTAGAAACTGAAATATAGTTTTTTTTATTTGGATATTTTAATAAATTTTGATGATTTAATATATAATCATATAAATTGATTTCATTATAAGAAATAGAATCATTGTTTTTAAATTTTATGGGACCAATCTCGAATGATTGTGGATAATGATTAAAGTATATTTCATGAAATGATTGCACTTTATCATAAAAAACAAATTGTTTATTCGGAATGGTTCTTAAAGTAACATCATATAACTGAATATTGAATAAATTTTTCATAAAGAAATGTCCATATAATTTATTTGAGTTACACCATTGCAAAAAACTACGATATGTTTTAGGATATGTATTCATTATTACATGTAAATGAATATATATATTTAAATGATTTGTATTAAATCATTTATAAATCATTTTATAAAAATATTTTTATCTAAACAGAAGTAGTTAACGGATGAGTATATGGATTTTCTGAAAAAGCCTTTAAAATATCAGGTTGTATTCTATCACATCCATAGCACTCATCGTAATATTGTGGTGCCTTAATTTTACCATATGTATTTAATGATGGTGGAAGTGGAATTACTGAAATAGCTGGGTTGACTCTACCTTCAAAGCGGTCACAGTCATCGCGACAATGTACATTCATTTGTTGATTAAATATTTGCATCCCACCCTGATTTGGATGATTATAAATAGTTTGTGACTTAATATCATTGTTATGTTGACGATAAGCAGCATCATAACTCATATCACCATATTGTGTGGCTTGACCACCAGATGTTCCTACATATTCACAACTTGTAGTATCACGTTGTGTTAAATCCATTGGTGTATAATTATTTACATATATTCCTTCTTTCTGATTATTGATATTGAAAGTAGGAGAATACAAAGTAGTTTCTTTTACAGTAGTTGGTGTGGTATCATTTGGATTATTTGCATAACCTTCGGGAACATTTGACGTAGCAGAACCATAAATTCTAACGTTATTGGAAGTTTCTTCTTTGCGTGTTGGTCTTAAAATATCCATAAAAGGAGCAATAACAGCACCAATCGCGCCACTAAATCCACTTCGCAATGTGTTCGGTTGTGAACCTGTGGAACGTTGATTTGCGTAATTGGAATAACTTTTCATGAAGGTATCCACACCGTTTGTAGGACCTTTACCTGGAGCGGTTGAATGATTCACCATACATTCGGTAATTTGATTGCGTTTAGAAGGTGCGTAATTTTGTGGAGTATAACCAGCTTGACGATCAGGTTGACCTGCTGGACCTGTATAATCAGTTTTAATATCATTACGACGAACGACCCCCATTTCTTGAATGGGTCTTAATGTCTCTCCTTTTTCTGCTCCCGTTGTAGTAAAATAACGGTCTTGACTATTAATAAAAAAAGTGTCTGGTTTCTGTTTTTCCACACGACCAATCAATCCAACATTTTTAATATAAGCATTGGCTGGTCCTTCATGATTTACAAGTTCATATTCCAATTTTGGATTTGTATCTACACGTAATTGGTCCACAGTATATGGTAACCATTTATCACGAGCTTCCATACCAGAATTAAAACCTCCGCTACCATGTTTTGAAAACCCATGGTCTAATCCTGGTGCTACATATTCTGTATCAAATGGTTTCACATTATTACTTTCATACCAGGGTTTACACGTGATTGATAAAAATCACTTTGATTCGGCATACCATATGCCCAACTCATATTTTCCTCTGGTTTAAATAACGGTGCTTGTTCGATTTTTTTTATTATTTGTGAACCTGTACCAGCCATATTATCCAAAATGGTTTCGGCGGTATTTTGATGATAAGTATAACCTTTTGCTTTTCCTCCAACAAAAGGAACCATATTATTATGCTTAAATTGATCAGAATCTAAATAATTTCCTGTTAAAGAATAAATTTTTTGCGGATCTTGACCTACAGGCAATCCATTATTCACTCTATTTTCAAATAGATTTTGATTAAAATATTTATCTGTAGCTACATTCGGGTTCGGATATTTTTGTGTAGTATTCACCAATTGATTAATATTTGCAACTGGGAAATTTTGTGGAGGAATGTCTGTGTTGGGCATATAATTTGCTTTTTTACCCATATTATCAAAATTTTCTCTTTTCATTATTTTATTATTTGATGGTGGATTATTACAATTATTCGATTTCTGATTTGATATAACATACATTCCACCTAATGCTAGAAATGGTATGGCTAATTCCATAATATATATATAAACTATAATATATTTTAAATTTGTAACCGTTTTTTATTTTCATCATTTACATTTATTTACTTTACTTTGTGGATAAATTTTTGAACAAATTTATATTACTGCACAAATCGCTACTTTGGGTATAGATTGTTGAATAATTATTTGTTGGTAATGAGCCTATATTTTGTTTCTGTAAGGAACACTCACTCTTAGGTGCAAAATAATCTTTTTCTAAAATTCGTGTGCTTAAATTATTTTGAAAAGGCAAACAAGTATTTTCTTGAGGATTTAAAGGTGGATAATACCAGTCAACTTGTTCTAGATCACGATACCACCAGGTAGGATTAGTAGCACGTGATTGATCTGTGTATAAATTATTACATACAGGATATTGTATAGGTTGATTTGGAACATTATAATTTAAATAGTTATCTTTTCCTAAACAATCGCGACTCAATGTTCGATTTACACCTAATAATTCGCTTTCCAAATTTATAGTATTAGTTCTTAAATTTGCCCCCCATTTTTGAATAATTATTTGTGGATCTTCAATATAACAAGGATGGGAACCATTTCCTGGAACATCTAATATCCATCTACCTGGGTCTGTTTGTTGTTGTAAACTTTTTTTAGTTCTACAGTCATCATATTTAAATCGAGTAAATGCCATTTTATTTATATTTATAATATATATTTATTTTTATTCATATTTTATTCATATTTTATTCATTTTTATTCATATTTTTTATAAATTATTTAGTGATTTTATTATAAAAATTTATTTTTTTTGAGTTAAAATGAATAAAATTTGTTAGAATCTATATTTAAATGGAATTAATTGAAAAAATTTCAACACCAACAACTACACCAACACTTTGTTTAAATATGATTGTAAAAAATGAAAGTAGAATTATTGAGAGATTATTACAATCGGTTCTACCAATTATTGATTGTTATTGTATTTGTGATACTGGATCCACAGACAACACTGAAGAAATAATAACTACATTTTTTGAAAAAAATAATATTCCTGGAAAAATAATAAAAGAACCCTTTAAGAATTTTGAATATAATCGCACATTTGCATTAAAATCTTGTTTAGGTATGTGTGATTATATTTTATTGTTAGATGCTGATATGATATTACAAATCGGAAATTTTAAAAAAAAAAATTTAATTGATTATGATGCTTATCATATTTTACAAGGTAATGAACAATTTTATTATCAAAATATGAGAATCGTAAAAAACAATGAATTATTAAATTATTCGGGTGTTACTCATGAATATATAAATATTCCATCATTTTTTAAATCATCACAATTTAATAAAGATGAATTATTTATTTTAGATATAGGTGATGGAGGAGCGAAAAGTGATAAATACGAACGTGATATTAAATTACTTTTGCAGGGTATTGAAGATGTTGAAAAATTACCGAATAAACCAAATTATGATCGTTATCATTTTTATTTAGCAAACTCTTACAGTGATTGCGGAAATTATGAAAATGCAATTGAATATTATAAAAAAAGAATTGAACTTGGCGGTTGGCATGAAGAAATTTGGTATAGTTATTATCGTATTGGGTTATGTTATAAAAAAATGAATAAAATAGGAGATGCTATTTATTATTGGATTTTAGGATATGATTTTTATCCAAATCGAATTGAAAATATATATGAAATTGTAAATCATTATAGACATATATCAAAACATAAATTAGCAAATATGTATTACCAAATAGGTAAACAAATATTAAATAAAACAAATGAATCAGAAAAAAATAGTCACTTATTTTTGCATAATGATATATATACATATAAATTAGATTATGAATATACTATTTTTGGGTTCTATATTGATGTAAAAAATATAAATAATGAAATTATAAAAATATTAAATAATTCGGATGATCAAAATATTAATAACAATTTAATTATTAATATGAAATTTTATAAAGATTTTTTAATACCTATACAAAAAATAGATTTAACAAATACTTATGAATGTCTTGTAAATGGTGAAAATACAAAATTTAATAGTTCTTCATCTTGTTTAATTCCAAATGAAAACACAGATGGATATTCAATGAATATAAGATATGTAAATTATTATATAAATGAAATAGGAAATTATTTAAATTGTGAAAAACATATTACTACATGTAACAAATATCTTGAATTAGATAAACATTTTAACATAATTAATGAAAAAATGTTTGATGTTAATTTTGAAAATAGGCAATATATTGGTGTTGAAGATGTTCGCATATTTAGAGATAATGAAACAAAAAAAATAATTTTTACTGGTACAGGGTTTTTAAGAAATAATTCTATAGGAGTTGTTAAAGGTGTCTATGATGTAAATCAAGAAAAATTAATATATAATGATTTGCATTGTGGTTTTAATCATTCTGATTGTGAAAAAAATTGGGTTTTTGTAGATTATAATAATTCGACCCATATGATTTATTCATGGTGTCCATTAAAAATTTGTAAAGTAAATGAAGAAATAAATACTTTAGAATTAAAAGAAACAAAAGATATGCCTAAGATTTTTTCACATGTGAGAGGTTCTTCATGTGGTTTTAAATATAAAAAAATAATATCTACTAATATTGAAAATACAAATTTTACGTTTATAAAAAATGAATTATGGTTTATAGTTCATTTGGTTGCTTACGATACTCCACGTTTTTATTATCATATGTTTGTTGTATTAGATGAAGGATTAAATTTGTTGAGATATTCAGCACCTTTTAAATTTGAAGATAATCCTATTGAATATTCTTTAAGCGTTGTTGTTGAAGATGAGCGTGTATTAGTGAATTATAGTGGATGGGATAGAACAACAAAAATTGCAGTGTATGATAAAAAATATATTGATTCAATTATTTGTTACAAATAAAATTATATAAACGATTTTATTACTTTAATTAATGTACTTGTTTCTAATTCATTATTATCTTGCATAAATATTTCACCTGCATCAATAAAATCTTTATGTGTATAAAGAATATAAATAGCACATTTTTCTTTTAAATAAACATCATTTATGTCATTTATGTTGTTTTCATTAGGTAAATTATAATAAATTGATTCAATTATTTCCGAAATATGATTTGTAATAGGATAATCGTAATTTGTTCTAACTATTATGAAAAAAATTCCTGTTATTATAGTTTCTTTATTTAATGACGCCATATAATTTTGAAAAGATAAAAATTGATTTAATAATTTTTCTTTTTGTGTTTTGTATTCTTCTATAGAAATAACTGGATGAATATGTAGATACATTTTAGGATTAGGGTTATTAATTAAAACTTTGAAACGTTCAATACATCTTTGAAAATAATCATAATCTGTTTCGTATAAAATATTACGATGATTCGTTGCTAAATAATAAGCATATGTATCAATTGGTGTTTTTAATGGTTCCGGTATCATAAGTTCATTATTATTAAATTTTTCTTGATAATAATTATTAAATAATATATTTTCGTTACAAATTAAAAAAGGCTGGTTTATTGCAGAATAATGAATTGTTTGTGTTTCTTTTTTTTCATAATTTTCTTTATTTAAAAAATGTTGAAAATCTGTTTCGATACAATCTTTAATAATAGGCAATCTTGAAATTAACCAATCAAAAGGATAACTCTCATTTTTTATATTTAAATGTTTTAATATACCTGCTGATGTGCAACGATAACCTAACGAAAATAATGTATATTTCATTTATTTATTATAAATTAACAATATTTAAATATAAATATTTAATATAATAAATAAATAATGTCTAATATAAATACAATATTTGTAAGCGCATTTATTACTAAATTAAATAAACGCAGTGATCGAAATATTAATGATTATATATTTTATGGTAAAAAATTAATAAATAATAAATATAATAATAGTATTCAAATATTATTTATAGAAAAAGAAATTTTTAATGAATATTTAAATGAATATAATAATTTAGAAACTATACATTTGTTAGAATATTGCATAGTTGATTCTGTAAAAATATTTGAATATATTATTCATGATAATATAATTTTTGTATTTTTTGAAAAAGAAGATATTTATTTATATAATTATCAAGATAAAATAACTAATTTTAATATAAATACAGATAATAATGATAAAGATACACTTGATTATATGTTTGTTCAATGTCATAAAACAGAATGGGTAAAAATAGCGATTGAATTAATAAAACAACAACAAAAAAACCTAATTAATTTGAATCATGATTTGGAATTTTTGTGGGTTGATTTTGGAATTTATCATATGATAAATAATGATGATATTTTTTATGAAGGAATAGGAAATTTAGTAAAACGTATTGATTTAAATAAGCATATGGAAATTCGAATACCTGGTTGCTGGGATACAAATATTAATTATTATATAGATGTATATCGTAATATTACATGGTATTTCGCAGGTTCAATATTTGGCGGTCCTGCTAATAAATTAATTGAATTTTCGAATTTAATGAAAGAAAAATGTCTTCAAGTTATTCATGATAAAAATACTTTGATGTGGGAAGTAAATGTATGGTATTTAATATTTTTAGAACATCCTGAGTTATTTGATATCTATTATGGTGGTCATGATACAAGTATTATTATAAATTATTAAATTTAACATTTTATAAATTATCCAAAAATTCTTGGATGAGCTAAATAATACATCACAAATAAATAGCAAAGTATACCTAAAATAATAGACAATAACCAAATCGGTAGTATTGTCTTATTTTTATATCCTACACCAAATTCACGAATGCTTCCATCCGTGTTATAAAGAAATTTTGGTTTTACCATTTGTATCAAACCAAAAATAATAAGGAATAATAAAATAGATACAAATGTTATATTTTCTTTAATTAAATGACGATACATTTTATTATATAAATATAAAATGTATTTTATATTTTTTATTTTATAATTTATATTTTTATAAAATAATTTATTAATTATAATCTTCATAATCGTCAACCTCATAACCTTCATATTCATTACCATCCATATAATCCTCCGTCATACCACTCATATCATATGCTTCTTTATCAATATCTTCTTCTTGTTGTATCTCTTCTAAATAATCATCTCTAAAATCTTCAAAATCTTCTGGTGAAGAAATTTTTTTCGCAACTTTCTTCTCATATTGCATCATTGTTTCCATAAACTCGCGTTCATCATCATAATCTTCTTTTACATAAGTTCGCAAACCTTTTTGCAATCCTTTGCTCCAAACACCCAATTTATTAATTTTCAGAATGGTGTCAGCATCACGTTCTTCATCTGTTTTGTCTTCTAAACGGTCAGTAATCATTATTTTCTCTCGTTCTTTTAATTTAAATATACGGTCTTGAATGTCCTGATAAGATATATCAATTGTATCTTTATATTGATTCATAATTTTTATATAGGCTGTTAACATCTTGGCTGTTTTTTGTTTCAATTCCTTAATGTTTCCCCTTAATAATACCAAATCTTTCTCTTCGTACTGACTTACATCAACATTTATCTTTCTCTCTTGTTCATCCAAATACTCAACTGTAAACAAGTCTTCAACTCTTATTTCAGTTTTTGTTTCGCGTGTAATCATGCCTTCTTCTTGCGATAAATCTATGTAATTCATAAAAACACTTAACAAATAATATTCAAATAAATATTTACTTGTTCGCTCATCAAATACAGGTTTCAAGGTGCGGTCTTTGTATTGGATGGTCGTAAAACAAGGAGTTTCTTTGGCGAGTTTTACAAAATTTTTTGATTTGTTTTGAATACCTGTTAGTAAACGATTCAATGATTTATCCTCATAAAAATTTCTCAAAAATTCATAAAATTCGCTTATATTTTTTTTTATATCGCTCGCATGTTTTTGTGATAACCCCCAATAACTTGGTATTTTAATATCACTATAATCAACATGATTCAAAATAATATTCGGAAATGTAATCACCAAATCTTGTACAAATGTTTTATAGAAATTTACAATTGTATAGAGAGAATCATTAGATATTTTCTTCTCTTCATTTCGAAGATCCTTTTCCAAATTCCATTCAGACAATTGACTTATAAATTCATTTACCATTTTTTGTTCTTTTCTTGTGGAAACACCATCGTTTTGCTGAATAAATTCAAGAATGTTCTCTTTCATATCTTCAATATGACGGATTAAATAATTATTTAAATCCCGTGTTTCTTCTGTTATACGTTGTGTAGCAATATCAAATGTATCTAACGCATTTGTTATCAATTCACGTAATGATTTTTCTACGATTTTGTCGTTTTCTGCATCAATAAATTCCAATGTATCTGTTAAACGATTTATGGAAGATTTAACAGTATTGTCTATATGAAATTGAATAATGTTTTTTTGTGCGATTACCTGTAAAAGTCGTAAGAACATTTTATCTGTATAATTTCTACCATCATTTTTAAGCTTCTGAATCATTTCATTCAATGTTTCATTTTGATTAATATAAGTAGGTTTGTCTGTGCATAAAGGTAATAAAACATCATCCATCGGTAACAAACTATTGAATTTACAGAAATGAATGAACCCAAGATAAATTGTCTTTTCATCGAATTGTTGATTTAAAGGAGGATAAATATTTTTGGTATTTTTATTACTGTATAAGATTTGAGCTTCGGTATAATGTCGAATATCCATTAAAATATCTTCCAGTGATTTAACTATTTTATTGCTGTATGTAATAGTTCCATCTATTTTTTCAAAATAACCAATGGTTGTTTCTCCAGTCCTTTCGTTACAACAAGCATTTTCAACATAAGGTTCTCCATTTGAATTATTCAATAATACATTTTTTTTTGTTATAATATTCTGGATTTTTTCTTGGATATCGAGAGAAAATTGAATCATTTTGGATTGTATAACCAGAATTTTCTCTCTTTGGTTCGATATTCCATTCTTTAAATCACTTAATAAACTACTCTCAAACTCCTTGGAAACATTCACCAAATGTTTTATTTTAAATGATACCAATGGAGGTAAAAATTGTTTCCACAAAGCTACATTATGTTCTGTAGGTATAGTTGTATTTGGATTTAAAAGCAAATAAGCAGTCTTTTCATCAATTTTAATTTTTACATTTACCATTTGAAGTAACAAATCTACTGCATTTTTAATTTTCGCAGCAATCGCAGTTTCCTTTAATTTTTTAATTGATTTCCATGGATCAGCCGAATTCTTTCGAATCGCATACACAACACAAGATAAATAATTTAAGCTAGACATGTCTCCACTTCCTTCAAACGGATACCCTGAAAAGGAACGCACACAACCAGGGAAGGTTTTTCTTGTTTGAATGGAAGGAATGTTTGTTTGTAGAGCGATTAAATACATACCCAATGTAAAAAACAACAGCGTTGTATTGTATAAATCCTCATAAGAAGGTAATTCTTTTCCCTTGTTCGCCATTTCCTTGATTCGCTTTTTATAGGTTTCTTCTTTTTCTAAATACATTTTCAGACTTTCTAAAACACCGCTTATAATAAAATCCTTTTGATTTTCAATATTAATTCCCATTGTTGCAGAGAGAGCATTCACTATGTTCGATATGATTTTCATTTCGATTGTATCATATTTATTTGTTTTCGTTGAAGAAGTCAAAATACGATTGCTCGCATCTTCTTCTAATATAGATCTTGTTGATACTTTAAAACCTTCATAAAATCCTTCCTCGTGACTAAAATCCGTTTTACAAATCTCTCTCCCTGTAAATTTATCCGTCCATGTATCCCCATCATCACTCCGCGCACCTATTTGCGCAACCAATTTTTCTAAAAATACTACATATTGGTCAGGTGTATTTATAAAAGCCGACGCCATTTGATAACGAAACGTAGGAAGCAATTCTACATTTGTTTTGATACAGTACAACCAATGTTCGGACTCCCTTTCACCACTTGCACTTATGGAATTTTCAATGGCCTTTCTACAAAACAACTCCACAAATCGAATGATATCATTTTGTTTTTTCACAAAATCTTGTTGACCCAATATTAAATCTCTTATTTTAGCATAAGGAGATACAACGATTGGTTTTTCATCTTCCATATTTAAGCCAAGATTATAGTGTTGATTGTTGTACTTTATCATTTTTTCCTTTTCCAACTGAACCAATTTCGGGAACATTGTATTTGAATAATACTCATAATCGGATTTAATTTTCTCTTCCAAATCTTGTTTGGACAATTCATATTTCTGGTCAAATTCATTTATTATTTGATTCAAGACTTCTTCCTTTAATTGCAATTTATTGTTTTCTATGGTTTCACATTTATCATTATCGGAATTCATTTTGTCAACCATTTGTACACACGATTTTTGTAAATCGCATAAAATACCAGAATCATCGGAATTCACTGATTGTAAATATTTTTGCTGTGCTGATTCATCTTCTACCCATGTATTTTCTTTGCGAATATAATAAATATAAGATGATGGATTTGTTGTAGTAGGATGGTGTAAGATCGCATATTGTCCATCTTTGACTCTTTTGTATCCACTGATTAATGTATCCGCCAAATATTCCGCATCTGCATTTTCCAAACGATATTTATTTTTAAGTTTGTCTGTTAAAAATGCGATGAATTCTTCTGGTGTTTTGGTAGCAATATCCTTTTCGTATTCGTCTAACATTCCATAATTGGTTTCATCGTATTTCTTATCAAAATATGTATCCTTGTTATTATCCGCCATTAATTCATTCTCTGAATTATACAATTTCGCAATTACAAAATTTTTGCATTTTTCCGTATCTTCTGATTTATCCAGATTTTTATCTATTGTAGTTTGTTCTTTTTCTAGTAAAACGGTAAGATTGCTTGGAAACATAAGCGGTATATTTTGCATAGTTAAAACATTTGCGAATAATTTAATGGAATCAGTAGTTAACATTTTTTTTAATATTTCCGAGTCGTTTATAAAATTGTCTTTGTTCTCAATAATATTATATTCATTCATCGTTTCATCGCGATATCGGTTTTGACTAGTGTCTTCCAATAATTGACTTAGAGAGAAAATATCTCTTTGGAAACCATTTTGAAATTTCTTACGTTTTAGCTTCAAAAAATCTTTTCCACGTTCCAAGTAATTACGATTGAATTCCGATATTTTCTCATGAATAAATTTTGTTATTTCAAGATATTGCATGTAAGTCAAATCATCAGTATAAATTAAAAAAGGTTCCAAACTTTCAACCACTTCTAGAATCGATAATTTTCCGACAATATATTTTTTCATCAATTGAAAAAGGATTTTTGTCTTGGGTATAATATTGTTGATGAATTGATTGTATAATTCAGTTTTTTTATCATTTTTATCATTTTCATCGGTTACGTTATTCGAAATAAACTGTTTGATATGATTTGCGAAATTATCTTCGTTGTATTCAATTTCCTCATCTACCAAAATAGTAGTAATGTTGGTTGTTTTTTTGAACAATTCCCAATAATTGAGAGATGCGGTATTTAATACTGACCTATCCAGAATAGAAGTTCCAGGTAAATTTACTCTGGAATAGCGAATAATAGGTTCAGGCAATGTAATAAATGATTTTAAAGACATTGTATCCGGGTTTGTTAAGTTAATACAAACTGTATTCATTTGATTTCTATTGGTTCCTTGAATAAATTCCAATTGATTTAATCCGAGATTGTATTTTTGTATTAGAAATTGTTTGGTTTTAACTTCATTTTTCGAGAATACGCTTGAGTACAAATCGGTTAAATTATCAATAATCGTATGAATATTTGTTTGAATACTTTTTTCAATGAGCAATTGTCCTTGTTCCTCATAATTAATATATTCAAAAGGTGTGAAAGAAGGATTTAATTCATTATAAAGCATATTATATTTATTTTGATCTTCATTTGTTGTATTGGATGATCTATATGTGTCTAATATTGAAATTATATTGGATATATCCTCATTAATATCAATGGAAACAGTATCGTTTGTCTCGTTCGCAAAAACATCGGTTGTTATAGGATATATTTTTTTTATGTTTTTAACCACAGGTAAAATCCAATATAAATTTTTATTGAATGATTTGAAATATTCTTCTAATGGTTTATAATCGGATTTATGTATAAATGCATTGCTTACATTACCGTATTCATCAAAAGTAGAAAAAAGTTGCCTTAATTGCTTGAATCTCTCGATCATCGTGTGAATATTATTTAATACTGAGTTGGTGCGTTTCTGATTTGGAATCGTTGATAATAATTCATCTAATAAATCGCTTGTTTGTGCTTCTATGCTATAACGTTGTTTGCTTTGATCAACATTACGATATTGTACAATGGGCCCTAATTCTTCTGTTCCAAATTGCACTTGATCTGCTTTTATGATTAATTCACGAATTTGATTGCGAACATCCGGAATAGGAACTTTTTCAATTTGTATTTCTTTATATTTTTGTTCCATTTCATTTTGTTCCATTTCGTCTGGTACTTCATTAGGTGCTTCGATTTGTTCTTCGTTAGGTCCTATGTTAGAAACAGGTTTTTGTGGTTTCTCTCTTATTTCAATTTGTTCAATCGGTAAATCATTTGGTATACCTTTATAATCAAAATTTATATATATCACATCTCTTTCTGGATAAGTTGTAATTTCAATCATATCTTCTTCTAAATTAGTAATTTCACCCGTCATGATGAAAGGAACATCTCCGCCAAAATGTATGTTTATCCATGTTTCTGGGACCAATTTATTTTGTCTCGCATAACCTTTAAATTCATCCCTACTAAGTAATTCAATCTCAGTAATGGTACCATTACCAATTGTACCATCTTCAGAAATTTTCAATTGAATATTGTCTAATGAATCAATATTAGTCATTTTTAAAACGGTTGAGTCAATATAATGAATAATAAATGTTTGGTCGTTGAGTCTTTCATTTGTTGGGTCTTTTATTTTTATTACATCGCCTAATTGTAGTTCTATTACTTTTGGATTCTTTTGTTCTGATTTTTCTTCTGATTTATTTGTTTCCTTTGATTCTTCCAATTGAATGCTCTCATCTGAATTATTTAAATTTAAGGACATTTGTTTCTATATTTATGATAGAAATTTTTATACTTAAGTAAAAATCATTTAAATTAAAATATAAAGACAAATTCGTAATTATATTAATAATTCTGTTAAAATATGAGTCTTGAAATAAAATATGGTTTTCCTATCTTTTTATCCAATATTAATAATAATATAGAAACCCCAAATCATTTTCTAAAATTTAAAAGTATTGTTTCAAAAACAGATAATAATTATAAAATCATAAATTATGATAAAAGTTTATTATCTTCCGATTTGATTTCTACTTATGGTCTATATAGATCTGTTATTGTAAATAATAAAAATAAAGTCGTTTGTTATGCACCTCCTAAATCATTTTCTTCTGATTTTTTTATAAAAAAGTATTCATTTAATGATAATTCAAATTCTATTATAGCTGAGGAATTTGTCGAAGGTACAATGATTAATGTATTTTGGAATGAAACATGGGAAATATCAACACGTAATACCGTTTCCGCTAATTCTTCATTTTATCAAACAACACCAAAAAAAACATTTCGAATCATGTTTTTGGAAGCATGTAAGGAAATAAATTTATCATTTGAAAATTTAAATAAAAAATATTGTTATAGTTTTGTATTGCAACATCCTGAAAACAGAATTGTTGTTCCATTTAAAAAACCAGTATTATATCTAGTCGCCGCTTATTTAATAGTAAATGAAAATAATGGTATTAATGCACTTGTTTATCCAATTATGTTAAATAATATAAATAATGAAATAATTCATCATTTTGGATTAGATAATTCATCCGTTCGATTTCCTAAAAAATACACAGATTGCGATAGCTATACAGAATTAATTGAAAAGTATGCATCTATGAATACGTCTTATGATATTCTTGGTGTCGTTTTGCACAATAGTATAACTGGCGAGAGGACAAAAATTCGAAATCCTGTATATGAACAAGTGCGACAATTACGTGGGAATCAACCAAAACTTCAATATCAATATTTGCATTTACGCAATCAAGGCAAAATTGCGGACTTCTTAAAATATTTTCCTGAAAATAAACACCAGTTTAGTGAATTCCGTGACCAAGTCCATCTGTTTACTAATACACTTTTCAGTAATTATATTTCATGTTATATTAAAAAAGAAAAACCTTTAATTGAATATCCAGAACAATATAGAATTCATATGTTTAATTTACATCGCAAATATTTAAATGAATTAAAAGAAAAAAAACAATTTATTACTAATACAGCAGTCAAACAATATGTAAATGAATTACATCCATCTTTATTAATGTATACGTTGAATTATCAATTTAGAAAAAGATATGTTGATTTACTCAAATGTGAAGATATTACACCTTTGCACATTTAAAACGCCCATTATAGATACATTTTCTTTGGATTTTTACGAGTTTTATTCTTTGGAATATACTTTTCTTTCCTATTATAAGCACCTTCCAATATGTTCTTATAATATTCTTTTGGTATGATGTTTATTGCCTTTACGATATTTTCCTTCAAATTCTCGTATTTCAAACCATTCAATTTATGTAATTTGGATTTTAACATACTAAAGTAATTCTCAATCGCATTACTAAAATTTTGGTAAGGAACGCTATAGAGCAATTTATTATGTTTATTTACTAAATCTCGTATTGTATCGTTTTTATGTGCAGAAGCATTATCCAAAATAATTAATTTATTTTTGTATTTTTCAGTTATAAACTTTTGTAAAAACTCTACTAATCGTTCTGTGTTAATTCCACCTTTTTCATACAATTCCCATCCTTCTACACCATTTACAGAAATTGCAAAGATGCCTGTATATTTCTTGAATACTTCTTGAGATTGTGTTTTGATTACACATCTTGTACCTCTTTGACTATAGCAGTGATTACGCTTTTGTAATGATTTGATACTTGTTTCATCTATACAAATCACATCGTCTATTTTATATTTTTGGACTTCATCGTAAAAGTCTCTTAATTTTCCATTGATGTTAATTTCTTTACCCCAACGATGTGTAGGTTCGTGCCGTATCCTTGTAAGTTTCAAATTAATATTGTTATCATTTACAACCCTATTCAAATGAAAACGGCTCAAGGATAAGGATGGATATTTCTTTTTTAGTAAAAACAATAAATCTTCCATCGTAATGGTTTTATTTTTATGAATTTCATCTTTGATAAAACGGATATGTTCTCTTTTGATTTTATAGGCAATAGGTGTTCTGTTTTGTCTTTCCATATTTCCTTTGTTTTTGTATTGTTTAACCCACCGCATCAAACTACGACGAGAACACTGAAAAATTCTACATACTTCTTCTTGTGATTTATCTTCCACTAAATAATATTGAACGGCATTTTTTTTATAATCTTCACTCTTATGATGCGTCATATACAATTATAACATAAAAAACTTAAAAATGTATTTATTATATATGGTAAGATATATAATGAATTCTAATGAGGAAGAAGTTATTGAATTGAAACAAAAAATAGAAAAAATGGAAAAATACATTACAGAGTTAGAGAAACATTTGAAAAAATATACTAATAACAATAGACATATAAAATATTATGAAAATAATAAAGAAGTTGTAAAAGAAAGAACTAAGAATTATGTAGATAAATTAAAAACTGAAAATCCTGAAAAATTAAAGGAATGGAGAAGAAATTATTATTTGAAAAGGAAGGAAAAGTTAAAGGAACAAAATATTAATATCTAAAAATTAAAACTTATTGTATTCATTATTTTTACATAAAAATATATTTACTATTTCATCACCATTTTTAACTTCTTCAATTGCGTCGGATAATTCTTTTGCCCAATCATAAGTATCATTCATTACATCTTCTTGTAATAAACGTATTACTGAATATCCATTATTATTTGCACATTCTTCTTTAAATTTATCGGTTTTAAATTGTTCTTCTGGTGTTGACCAATTTGATATTTGCTGAAAATGTTGTGGTCCATCTAATTCAATAATTATCTTATATTCAGGAATACAAAAGTCAAATGGGAGACATCTTTTGTTTTTACACCATTCTTGTTTAAATTGTGTTATTATATTTGGATATATTGATAATAGTTTATTTTGTAATTTTAATTCGGTTTTATTTAC